TCTTCAAAGTGCCTACTGAAATTCCTGATGCTTTAGACTTATCATCAAATGATGCCTCTTGCATATTAACTTTTCTTGTATCTTTCAAACGAGCTCGATCCATTGCACGATCATGCTTCTCTTTGTCAGAATCTTTTTCTTTTTTAATTCTAGCCTTTGCTAGATCAACTGCTGTCTTTGTTGCTTCACCCATCATTTTCTTTACAAATGTTGTATGCTTAGATGGTTTTGTTTTTGCATTTGCATCACCAGGAGCTGGTCCAGCTTTCTTAGCTTGGAAATGACGATCTCTAGCAATCTTAGTTGCCTTTGTCAATCCTTTGTGGTAGCGAGCTGGTTGAGTACCTGGTCTATCTTTTATATCTGGATCTTGAGACTCTTGCTGTCCTGGAGTCTGTTTCTTTGCAAACTTTGCTGAAGCATCTGTACCATACTCATGTTTCTGGGCGCTATATGTCTCTGCTTCTTCTATCTTTTCTACAGCATCTAGCCACTTACGACTACGTTTACCGTCTGCTGTCTCTACAATAACATAGTTAGAACCTAGTACTGTTATTGTTCCAACTTCTTCTGACTCTTTAATGATTACTGAATCACCAATACCAAACAACTCTCCAGCAACAAATGATTCACGCGTCTCACTTACTGAATCTAATGCAACGTGGTTGAGGAATGTTCTCTCTTCTTTGAGTCCCATACCTTTACGTACTGCATTGAACATTGTTCTAGCAGCCTGTGTATTCATTGTAGATGGAACACCTTGTGAGAATGCCATGAAGTCATTCTTAGAAGCATTATCTCTTTGCTTTGATGCAGACATTCCAGTAGCGCCTTCCGCATCTGGATCTCTATCTCCAGCAGATACTACTTTGATGTCCATGAAGTTATAGAATCCATGACGTGAACTCTTACCGTTGTACTTGTTCAATAAGATATCAAACTCACGAATACGATCTGAACCAACAACCATTACTATCTTACGAAAGCCTTGATCGTATAGTAAAGTTGCAGCTTCCATAGTGTTTCTGACTTTCTTATTAATCATAACACTACGAGCATGTTTTGGGAACATCTTACGAACACTCTTAATTTTATCAGAGTAGCTCAAAGGATTCTTTTTCTTATCTACTGTTTGTGATAAGAATACTTTATATGGGTTTCGTTGAGCCATTGAAGACAATTTGTCTAACAACTTTCCATGACCAATAGTAGGTGGGTTCATTCTACCAAATGTAAAATAAACTACTTTTTCTTCTTCAACAAGGTATTGACTAAACCGTTCTATCATTATTTTTTAGCTTTGCTTCCTCTGCGTTCTCTATCCATTTTGCGAGCTGTAGGAAGTAACTTAATAGCTAAGCGGTTAATCCTATTGCCCATCTTACTTAGGCGCTTTTCAATCTCTGCTCTACGAGCCATAGACATATCAGATTTTGATTGGCCTTTAGATAGTTTCTTAAACAAAGTCATACGTGCTTGTTTCTTAGCACGGTTCTTTAAACGCTCTGGTGTAGCAGCACGTTTCATAGCTCTCTTACGTCCAAGTGCAATACGTGGAGCAAGGATTCTCATCTTACGAGCTTTTGCCATTCGTTGTTGTGTTGATAGTACTTCGTCAACCTGAGTATCTTCACCCAGTCTTGCACGTTTCTTAGCATTGCGAGACATCATCTCAAGCTCTGCTTTTTGTGCTTCTTCGACGTCTGTTATTTTACGTCTTTTAGCATTCTTTTTTATTTGATCAGGCTCACCAGGAGCTAAATCAACAGTTAAATAGTCTTTGAATCCAAGTTTTGCCATTCTTACTTCCCAGCTTTGTCCCATCCTTTAAGTATATTAGCTGAGAAGTTGTTGTATGAAAATTCCATACGATCAACAATCTTAACAGCATCACCGCCTAATTTGTCAATAGCAACAAACCCTTCGGCTCCTGTTACTTTATATCCATTACGAGTCTTAACAAACGTATCTAACTTTGCTAGTTTGTTGAGATTATTTATAAGTTTTAATTTAGCTAATACAATCATTTTTTGTAGTTCAAACATTTGAATCAAGCTAGCTTTGTTTCTTGTAGAGAAGAACTTTAACAACTCATCACGTTTATCTATCTGAGCTTTTTTGCCCCTATCAGTCTTACGATTATCAATTTCTTTCTGAAACTTTTTATTAATATATCTTATCAATCCTTCAGTGTGTCTTTTTGTATTGATAATAACTGTTCCCTCTCGGACGAATGTGTTGTTATATGTTTCAATTGTTCGTGCGAGGATTTGGTTTCCTTCAAGCTCCCGAAGCGTACTTCCAGATATTTTGTTAAATATTTTTCCAGCGTTACTAAGATACCCATTGACTTCATCTGTATCCTTTTTACTCATAGTAGCTATTTTTGTTAAGTCACGAAGCATTGCATCTTGTGACCACACATTAGCATTCCTTTTAAACTTTGATACATCAACTCCATATGAAGCTCTCATGCTTTCAAATGAACTACCAGTATAGGATGTATGCCATACTACACCAATCTTTGCTTTACGAATAGCTTTTGCTTCCATTGAATCTGCATCAACGGCATATATGATCGTGTTAGGATGAAATGTTATATACTTCTTACCTGCAATTGTAGACTTCTTCAGATCATTTGTAAACAACAAATCACCTTGAATGACACCTTTTATTCCAAGTGTTGAGAAGTACTTCAAAGACATCTTCAACTTAGATGCAAGATCACCTGATGTATCTGCATCGATATCAGCGTCTGTCTTATAGACCTTTGGATTCTTATTGAAGATACCTTTCTTTGCAACAAAGAACTTTCCATCTGTTGGATCTGTTCCAGCAAAGACAGCAGGAGCTCCGTCCCATTTTACTGACACAGAGCCGTTATGTACTCCACCAAGCATATCTCTTAACTCTCTTAGAGCCATAATAGCTTGACGTGTACCATTGACACCCCCATAAAGGACCTTATCCTCAATGTGAGTCATATGAGTATTCTTTTGCTCAGTTATGAATTCTCTAAAGTCCATTACTTCATTGCATGCTTTTTAGCTAGATCACCTGCATGTTTTTCAACATCAACGTGTGAGTTTTTATGATTCTTTAGATTGAACAGTACAGTGTGGCTATAATTTGCTTTACCTGTTCTTTTGTTTGTACCATGATTCTTAACTCTCATACGATACTGAGTATCACCGTTCAATGCTTTGGTACCAAGCTTTCCGTGATCTTTGTCAGTGTGGTGTAAACCAGAACCACCTATTTGAATGTAAGGAGTCTTTCTGTCTTTACCATAGTGATCCTTTATTGCATCTGTACCTTTTACAGTGTGATATAAATTACCATGTTTTTTTCTATCTGTTTGATAGTCACCAGAAGGAGCACCAATGTGTTTATTCATATGAGGAACCATATGCTTCTCAACATGCTTAGCAGTAATTGGATAATCTCTCTTAGACTTTGCCTTTACTGTCCAACCTTTACCATCATGGTGCATACCAATTTGACCCATCATTGCTTTTGAGTCTTTTTTGATTTCTAGGTTATG